TTACCTGCAAAGTAACCATCTTTAAACTTAAGTGCATTAGTACCAAGATCAATGTCATTGTTAGTTACAGGAACAATAACACCATCTTGAAATCTAAACTGCTCTACTGAGGAGCTTGATACATCTACAAAGACACCAACTCTATTATTAGTATCGTCAATAACAACTTTGTTTATCGGAGTAGTAACATTGGGATCACCAATGAGTCCAATTACTGGACCTTCACCTGCAGTGCCATTGTGTTTGTGTCCTGTAGCATTATGAAAGGCAGCAAGTAGCTGGTCAAACTCGTCATTAGAGTCTGATGCCTGAATAATATCACCGTCTGTATACGTAGACTGTCTTGTATAACCTGCCATTTACCTTCTTGCTCCTGCATCAAATTCTAGTTGGAAACCCTTTAATGAGTATGGTGAGGATTCTCCGTTATCAACCACACGAAGTGCTACAGCAAAACCTGATCCTTCTACTGGTTGTCTTACTAATGGGTTTGTTTGACCACCATACGTAGCAGTTCCGTATAATGAAGTTCCGTAGATAGCTACAACCTTCGTAGAGTCAAAGGGATACGCTGCTGGTCTAGGTGCATTAGGATCTTCATAATCATAACGTAAAAACAAATCAGAGTTTACTGTACCTGTCGGTGAATAGTTAATAATAACTCTTTGAAAGTTTTTGCGTATACCCGCATCACCTGCAGTAAGATCAGGACTACGGTAACGTCCTATAACATTTATACCATCAAACTTATTTGTCTTTTCCTGTCTGTATGTATAACCATCGTATCCACCATGCAATACAAAAGTATCGCCTTGAACACTTACTGAATCTGTACTTGCAGGTTGAATACCTTTTAGCTTAGCAAACTCATAGCCTTGAGCTTTTCTTACTGCAATAACTCCAGATGTCTGTGCCTGTGTTTGATTATTTGGTTTAGAAAAGAAAATACGATACTGTGTTTTATCGGGTATAACTAGACTGTTAAAATCATTAACTGTAGTTTCACCTTCAAATAATTCTTGGATAGGTCTACTAATTGTACCAAGCTCAACGTCATTAATCTTAGCTGTACCAGCAACAGTCCTTAAACCATCTCTACCTAAAAAGATTATTTCACCAGCAACTTCCTGTACGGTAAAACCGTTAAGGCAACCAATGTCTCTTGTTACAGGTTGCATCACAAAGTCTGCAATAGTATTACCTATAAGTTTATAAATGCGTTCTTCTGCAAAAATATAAAGCTCATCACGGAATGGAAACAGTGCAGTAATCTTACTGTCTACTCGTATTGAACCTGCACCATTAGCTGCACTAAAGTCGTTATCGGTGTACGGTGCAGTAAACACAACTTCTTCTGGTGAAGCTGACATACCTGCAAAAAACAAAGCATTTTTAAAATGTTTTACAAACTTAGGATTAGCTGGTGCACCTGTGGCACTAAGATCAGTTACTGTTGTACCATCATACTTAGTAGCATTGTTGGCACCATCAGCCCATACAATAAGCTCTGTACCGGCTAAGTTATATCTGTCAAAAGAATAACGTATGGCATTGCTTCTACCAGTATCTATTTGTGTCCAAGAACCGCTACCACTAGCAGCCTCAAATACTTTTTCACCCCTAGCAGCAATTACTTTACTGTTTCCAGAAAAGTATGCAGACATTAACACAGGTTCTGTAGCACTAGCTGTTTGTGGAACTATATTAGTATTCCACTTTTCGTAACCGTTAATTCTTCTGTAACCACCACCAACATCAGGTTCAAAGTTTTCTAACTCAAGAGCCATTCCTGGTTCCATAGCAAAGGTAGAACGGTCAAGAACTAAACCACCTTGTAAAGGAAATACAAAAGGATTAAGACCAGATTGATCTGCCATATTCCTACCTTATATAAATGTACTGGTTGATTTTGAAGCGCCTTGAAGAACAGTAGATCTAACGTATATAGTTCTATTTACAAGTAAACTTCTCATGTGTTTTATACCAGATTCAAATCTCTGAAAGTTTAATTGATACTGGCTAGTTTCTCCACGATACTGATAACCATAAGCAGTAGCACCGTCTAAGATAACAGAGCGATACTGTTCAGGAATAGTGGGTACATCACCTGCCTCAGTTAGTGTAGTAGTATTTGCATAATATTCGTATGTTAATGCGTATGCTTTATCTGGATATGGATATAGTCCATATTTATTGTCTGGAGTTCTAAATACATATAAAGGTACACCACCTACTTCTGAGGTATTTTCTTGGGCTACATATTTATTTAAATAAGATTTATAGTCAATCTCTTTCAAACTCCTACCAGAGCAACCTAATGAATCATCTTTAATTACTCTGAATGTATCATAGTCCACGTGTTTAGCTGTCGTGTCTATAGCATAACGTGTAGTACCAGTTACAAGTGTTTCAGTTTTACTAGCATGATTAAAGGGCCATGAGTATTCACTTGTATTTATATAATCAATTGCATCATTAATTGCGTTTTTACATTGAACTTGAAAACCCCTTGCGGATGAAAACCCACCAGAAGATAATGTAACTTCATTAAAACGAGATATGACTTCGTTTGTAAGATCAAGATACGTGTATGCCATAAGATGCTTTCAGGTTAAATGTAACTAAAGGGCCACCCGAAAGCAGCCCTTCAGTATTAGTTAGTTTACGCCAAGTTATACTTAGCTGTAACCAATGCTTCTGGACGCAAGATTTTGCGACCGTATAGATGCATACCACGAACAATGTCAGCGAATGAATCTGGATCACGATATGTTTCAGTTTTGTTGATCTGCTCTGCAGTTGCAACGGCTGAATCGTGTCCACCAACAATCACACCATAGTTAGTGTTTTGGTTTGCTGTACCTGTTGTTGATGCGCCTGTACCAACTGAAGGAAGGTTATTTGAAACGTACACACGGAAACCGTGGAAGTTGTTTAATACCATTCCATTCTGAAGACCAGAACCACCGAAGTCGGCGTTCAACAAACGTGAATCTTCATCACGAAGAACTTCCATCATTACTGGATCAATTACCAGCCAACGACCTTGAGTGTCTACGTTTTGAATATCCATCAAACGGCTCATACGAGCTACAACCATTGCTGGTGAAACAGTAGCTGTTGGCAGTGCAGTAGCACCTGGCAAACGAGCAGCAACTGGGATTGAGTGATCAGCAGCACTTGTAGTAGTGATGTTGCCGAAGTCACCTTTTTTCAGTTTGTTAGCTGCAAGCAGTTCGTCTGAACCAGCAGCAGTGTTTGCTTTAGTACCATTAACCACATCATTTACTGCACTTGCATTTGCATGTAATGCAGCTTGTTTGTAGCCTGACAAATATCCAAGTACATCTTGGTCATACTGATCAGCCAAACGATAGGCTGCACGATCAGATGCAAGACTTTGGAAATTAACGTGGGAGTGCGCTTCCTCAATATCATCGACCTTGAAAGCAAAATAATTGGCTTTGTCGATTGTCAATGAAAAATCATTATCTGAAAGATCTTGAGTTGAGATAGTAGTACCACGTAGGTACGCTGTTACCGAAATCTCAGGTTCTTTAATAATTTTTACTGAGTCACCCATTTGAGCGATTTCCCCGAAATAATCGGAGTTAGTGATAGCTTCACAGACTGCAGATTTGCGAAATGCAAGTTGCACCTGTTTGCTATAGATTACAGGCGAGAAGTTACCATTGGGTAAGTTTGTGTAGCCTGAAGCCTTTCCAAATGCCATTTTAATTCTCCTTTAGCATTAAGATACAGATACAAACCGTCAATCGTTTATACAGAGGCTAACTCTACTAGGGTGCGTTATTGTAAGCATTGGCCTATGCTTAGTCTAACGGGCCATGAGACATTAGGTTGTCCGAAAGCGTATTGTTGTTTGCGGAAGATAGTACATTAGAGTAGGTAATCCATACTGTGGGGCTACTCTAATACACATTATATATAGTTATATCATATTTAAATATGTTGTCAATAGTTTTTATCGTGCATTTCCAGACATATCATAAATAAACTTACCAGAACGAATGGCTTCCATGATTTGATCAGAGTATTTTTCGTACTCGTGAGTGGTCATGCTATTTACGTCAGACTCTTTGAACGTCATACCATCCTTGCTAACATCAGGGTTACTACCACCACTACGTGTGTTTACAGATCGTGCAGCATCTTTATTGTTAGCTGGTTTTTTAGTTTTAATATTTTTATCAGCTTTATATAAATCAATAGCCCTAGATGCAGAACGTGCATCGTCATCATTTTCATATAAAGCATCTTGTACCCACTTAGGCTGTTGATCTGCCCACTCATGAAAATCATCGCTATCACGAATTTCACCAAAATCAGGATGGGCTTGCATAAGTTCTACTTCAGCTTTTTCACGAGATGCTACAGCTTTCATCTCATCAATTTCTTTTACACGATCTTCTAATCCTGCAGCTTGCTCACGTGCTTTTTTAATCGCAATTGTTTCTACGATAGCTGCTACATCAGGATACTGTGTAGCCCAAGCCTCAATATCTTCATCAGACTTAGGTAGTTTAATTTCTTTTTGAGTTACTTCTTTTAACTGACTTTCAAGTTGCTTAAACTTGTCTTCCCAAGATTTTTCTTTATCTTGCATATGTCGGCGTAAATCACCATAACGTTTTTTAAAACTCTTTTCTTCGGCACCAGCAGGTTCAACTTCTTGTTGATTAGTATCTTCAACTTCACCCTTTTGTTCTGCCATAAGCTGTTCTAGCTCTTCTTCTTCTTTCTTTAATTTCTCTTCATTGCTGTATTTACGATTAGCAAATGCAACTTTCTTTTCGGGCTTCATTTCTTCAGCCATAATTGTATCGGACATTGTATTTCCTTAACTGGGGCCACCGTAGCCTAGTGTTGGTAGGGGGATGAGTAGCCAGCGTATCTAGCAATTTAACGTGTTGCTAGTCCACGTTTTTTAACAACTGGTTTTTTAGCTTTACCTAAATTAATATCAGTCATTACTTCTGGGCCTAGTACCTTACCAAGTACACGGCCTTGTGATGTACCCATTAAACTACGAATAACATCTTTATCATCTTCCTGTAAGCCGTTAAAACGTTTAGCTACAAGTTCGGTATACTGTGAAAATTCCATATTAAATTCCTGTAATTGTTCTAAACTTACCCACGGTATATACTAAGGGTTCTAGGATAGATCTGTATATACGCCCTAAAGTATCTCGTTTTTTATTTTGCATAGACGCTCTAAGATCAGCAGTACGATGACGTGCAATATGCTCTAGTGCGGTACGTACAAATTTATTATTTTTATTGTACCCTAAGTCTACTAAAGGTAAGAACAGTGTATGATAACCTAGCTCATGTTCTTTTGTCAAGTGGTCTTTAGAGTAGGACAACCATATAGCTTGACGGTACGAGCCAAAGCCGTATGAGTTATTCATGGCAGTGCATACGATTTTATCACTAGAATCTGAAGCCTCATTAGCGGAATCTGTATTAGAAGTATCTCCTGCAGCGGCTTCATTAGCACGTCTATTTGCTGTAGCTGTATAGTGATCTGCTAACTCTGGATTAGCTTTTAAGGATTCTTTTTCTCTATTAGATAAATGTGCAGTAATGTTTTTGTTTGTGTTGGGATTACTTGAATCTAACCGTGTTGATTTATCATTACTTCTTTCAGGTGACTTGGGCTTAGCTGCAGGCTTAGCTGCAGGTTTAGCTTTTGGTCTAGCCTTCGGTCTAATAGAAGTTGTAGGAGCACCAGAACCTGTTCTTTCTGCTGTACCTGTTGCGGCAAGTGTTTCTTTATAACGTTTATCTTCTGCTGCTCTTCTTGCTGCCTCTGCATCACTTTTAGCTTTGGCGTCAGCAATTCTTTTTCTTTCAGCGTCTGCAACTCTTTTAGCTTCTTCTTCTGCTCTTTTAGCTTCTGCTAGTGCTATACGTTCAGCTTCTGCTCTACCTACTACTCCAAGCTTTTGAAGGGCTTCTAATTTTTTAGTTTGATCTGCACGTATTTTTGCAATATCTCTATTGTATCGTGCGTCTGCAGCAGCATTAGCTGTAGCTATATCTGCAGCGGATATTACCTTTTGTTCTGCCAAACGTTTTTCAGCATCAGCAAATGCACTTTTTTGTTGCTCTAATAAATTTTGAGTATCTAATAATGCTTGCTCTTGTTCAGCCTTAATACGTTGAGCTTCTTTTGCTTGAAATACTTCAGCCTGTTTTGGGCCTTGCTGTCTACGAGGATCGACATTTAATCCTGCTTCATCGTAACTACCTGTTGGACCTACTGGTACAGGAGATGGCTGCACACCTCTTCCTACTTCGCCATACATAGGATCGGTATAAGGTTTAGCAGTAAGACCCGCAGTAAACTCAGGATCTATAACTTGTAAACGTTGTTGCTGTCTTTCTTCTGTCATTCTACGCATTTGCTCTGCTGCGCTTAATCCTGCAGTTTGCTCCACAGAACCTTCATAAGGGGTAATTTCCACTTTAGCCGCAGTAGGAGAAGGTTGCCCGTATGCAATAGGGGCCTCTAACTGACCTAGTATTTCAGCGCCTTGCATTATGGGTTGTTCATCGTAACCACCCGTCCCTGTCAACGCAAGTGCACCTTGCTGTCCTGCAGCCATAGGTGAAGGTGTCGGTAATACAGGCGGTGTATATTGAGTAGAATCAAATTGCGTAGCGTCTTGCATAGACTGCATCTGCTGCGCCAAAGAAGATTGTATAGGCATAGGTGCAGCAGTAACTGGTTGTTGCATTAATCTTTCTTCAGGTGTTGCCGTAACAGTTTGTTGCATTAACGTTTCTTCAGGCGTAGGTGCAGTTTCTATAGGAGCTATAGGTACAACTTCTTCTTGCTCTACTTTTGTTTTTGCTTCTGTTGCTTTAGTTTCGGATAGCCCAAAAGCTCCTGCAACGCCATCTACAATTCTACCTAAAATACTTTTACTTTCTGGGCCTACAGATTTACCTAAAGTTTCTATGTATGCAGTTAGTTCTGCTCTTTCTTCTGATGTTAAGTTACCAGCGTTTAGTTTAGCAACCGCTGCAGCATAGGCTTTCTTATCTTGATCACGCATTGCTGCGTATCCTAGCGCACCAATAGGACCAAATAAAAGCATAGCACCGTTAGCAATAGTACGGCCTGTTCCAGTAATGCCTCCCAACTCTGTTAAAAGATCTTCTGTACTTAATGTATCCCAATTAATAGGAGCAGGAGCGTTATCAAACTCCGCTTGTATTTCAGCCGCAATATCTCTATCGGGGCCACCGTCACCTCGTGACGCTTCATTTATTTCTCTTATTGCTTCGCCTTCTTCTGTATCAGAGTTTTCTACAGAGTCTTCATTATTAGCGGAGTAGATAGTATATCCTTCAGGAATAGGAAACGCAGGAACGCCACCAATATGAGGTATCATCATATTAGCACCGGCTTCATTGCGGTACTCTACATACGTAATACTAGCTTCACCCATTAATTCTTTAAAGTTAATTTCTGCTTTTTGTGGACGTTCAATCTCAGGTGTAAGTCTACGTACTGTAGAAGTTTGTGTAGTTGCGGGTTCTTGTGGAGCAGGTGTATATGTAGGTTGCTGTACGGTACGTGTAACTGTAGTAGGACGTGTTACAAAACCACCTTCTTGCATTTCTAGTTCTTCACCACTATCTCCTGCTACAATAACAAGATCAGCCATACCAAATGGCATATCATCTGGGATAGTAGCTTCATCACCATTGCCCATTTGACCCATAGCTTCCATACGTTTTAAACCCATTTTAGCTTCTTGTCGCATTTGCATAAGTTTATCTAATCCAATGTAGCGTGTTACATCTTCAGGAAAAACAAACTCACCCTCACTTACCATAGCAGATACGTCATCACGTACACCCTTTTTAGTGCCACCAATTGGAACTTCGTTTCCAGATACTTCATCTATTGTGCCACCCTCATCCTTGAGGCCACCGTCTTCAAAAAGTTCCATTTGATCTTTCATTATTTTAATACCTCATCTCTAAGTAATTTTAATCTACGCAGTTGATATATAGCACCTTGTGCTCTATACATAACCTTGTCGTTATCTGTTTGCTCCATAGCACGATGCTGTTGTGCAATTACTTCATCTAAATAGTTACTGAACTGGTCCCACTGCTGCTGGTTGTTCACCAGCCCCTTGAGCTTCTTGAGGTGCTCCTTGTCCTTGATCATTTCCACTAAATCCTTGTTCTTGAGGTGTAGGTACTTGTCCTGTACCTATGTTACCACCCCCTGCTCCTGTGGGGTCCATTGGGCTTGCTTCTGCTGCTGGCTGTTGAAAGCCCTTCATTAGCTCCGCTTGAATGGCAGCTTCATCCATATTGTTAGTTACTTTGTCTGGATCTAACTCAAGAGATTTTGCAATCTCTCGTATGATGTATTGAAACTTTGCAAAGGGCGCAAGTGCTGGGCTAGAAGATATCTGCATAAACTGCATAAGACGTTGACTACGTACTTCATTGGCCATAAGGCTTTCTGTACCACGAGCCTTAACCTCAAGATCCCCCTTAATATTGGGGTCAAAGTCAAACTGCATGTTAAATCTAAATAAACCTTCACCTAAAGGGCGAAGTAAGTAGTCATCAACATTTTTAATTACGTTCTTTATACCGCCCTGTGCGGCACCCATAAGCATAGAAATACCAGAAGCAGTACGACCCACACCCGATACCCCTGTTTGACCATGAGCAAAAGATGGAAATCCAGTAGACTCATCTGCTAATACCCTCGCTTTATCAAATAGCTGCAAGTTTTCTGCGGCAACATTCGGGAACTTAGTACCGAAGATAGCTTGCCCTGGAGCACCACCTTGGCGTCTAAATACTTTCCCAGGATATACTGATAGATCTTGGCCTGGGACTAAGTTAGTTTCATCGACTTCAATTAAAAGATTACCAGATAATACAGCATTGTCAACTGCCATTCTCATAAAACCATTCATTAAAGTTTGGGTATCGTCCATATTTTCTGCAATACCTACACCAAAGAATGAGTACGGGTTTAATTCATACGGAGCAGCCATGTAAGGAATACGAGCAGGTTTAAACGGATTAAGTACCATTCGCAGTAGTTTGCCATTACAAATCCATACGTTGGCCTGTAGTTCATCGACTTCACTTAACTCATCGGGAATATCTACACCTTGCTCTACAAGCATATCGGTATCTACCATACCCCAATACTCTAGTACTTCATAGCGTTCTACACCATGCTCTGGTGCATAGTCAGATAGATCATCTTCCCAAGATTCTTTACTGTAGTTTTCACCTAACTGTACTGCTTCATCAATTACAGAACTTCTAAAGTAAGGACGCCGTTTTAAATTACGCAGTTGAGTACGTGACATTTTATGGCGCTCAATTACAAATTGGGCTTCTTCAATATTATTTGCATCTGGGTCAGGATAAAAGTTCCATACAGATACATGAGATACTTGTGGAATAGTTTTAATTACAGGCGAATACTCGCCATCTTCATTCCAGTTAGGGTATTCTTTATCTACAGCAAATGGACCTTTCATTACACCAGTACCAAAAAGTGCCATTTCAAATGCTGTACTACGTAGGTGTTTACTGGCACTTGACTCTTCTAACTGATCGTGTATTTTCTTTTGCATCATTTTAGCAGCAATCATAGCTGGACTAAATGTAATTGCAGTAGGTGTTTTACCCACACCTTCACGTACACCTTCAATGTCTTGTAACTTATCTTTTACTGGACCTAAACTCTCTGCAAGTGTTTTAGCTGTAGCGCCAGCAGGTAACTCTTTACCATCGCCAGCAAAGCCATACGGATTTACAATTTCATCCATACCAGATTGTTTTAGTTGCTCAGGTTCTTTAGGATCAAAGTTTACATCTGCAACAACACCATCAGGAAGCTCTGTAGGATCTACAGTAAGAGGGAACTTTTGACCTGCAAATAATACATCAACAATTTGACCATAGGCAGCTAGTGTTTTTGTTTTAGTTACTTTAATAAATACCCTAGACTTCTCTGCTTCTGTAAACTGTACGTCTGACCCATACAAACCACGATAGTTACGATAGGCACGTAACCAACGATCTTCATCCTGTTGCCTATAATCGTCTGCACGATTGTACTTTTCCATAATAAATGGAATAATTTTAGAAGTATCTGCATCATCAATAGTAGAGTCTTCGCTATCTGCTAGTACAATAGCGTCATCTTCAATAAAGCCTTCGTTTTCTTCTGCCATTTATTTTTCCTTAATAACCAAAGGTAGCATCTGCTACTCGCATACCACCTTGTGAACTTACGTTTGGATCGTAATCAAATATACTAAATCGTGGTCTTGACATAATACCATACCTCAAAGCATCGTACAAGTGATCTTCGGAGGTAGTGTCAATATCTTCTGGGTTTCTTTTGTCGATTGGTAAGGCGGGTAATTGAGCAACAATATTGGTACAATTATTAAAGAACACCATACGAGGCTCTTCTGTATATTCGTCAACCTGTAACCTTCTATGTATTTCGTTTTTACCAGCTACACGTGAGCCTTTGGATCTATCTGAAGGACGCCAACGACACCCACGCTGAATCATTTGTTCAGCCAGTGATGGGCCAGTATCACCACGCTTGTGCCATAAAGAGCTATCAAGAACGCCATACTTAATATTTCCATCTTCAGCCTCTAAATCTAATACCATATCTGCTAAATCAGCAGCTAATACTTTACTTACGTACAACTCTCTATAAATAAACAATTGCTCATTAGGAGCTACGGCAAACCAAATTACTCCAGACTTACTTCCATAGCCGTAGTCACATGCTCTAAACTTTACCCAATTACTAGGGATATCAAAAGGATCAACTACGTGTATGTTTCTATCAAACTCTGTAAAAGCTGCGCCTTCTTTAATATCCCAATCACCATCTAGTAACTGTCTACGCTGCTGTTCAGGTAAAGATAGAAGCATTGCTTCGTAATCACCTTGTTCAGCTAGGTAAGGATTATCGGAAAGACGGGCAGGTATAAACCTACGTTTGAATAAAGGCTTACCAGCTTTGGCATGTCCAGCAGGATAAGATAGTACCTCAGTCGTTTCAATATCTGTAGCATTAAACGCTTCACCATATGGCGCAGGGTCAATAAACATTTTCTTAACCCAATGATGCCCTCTACCTCCTGGGTTGGTAGTAGCTCTCATATATACAGGTAAGTCAGAGGCGGTAGATCTCAAGCGACTTCGCATGTAGTTCCAAGCGAATGGGGTAGGCCACTGAGTCAATTCGTCAAAACCAATCCAGCTAAACGCAAGGCCTTGGTATCTTAATACATCATCTTCTTTATCTAAGTAAGACATCCACAGTCTAGCACCAGAGGGTGCAGTCCATTGCATCTTACGTTCTGACCACTTAATTCCAGGCCATATCTTAGGATACATTTCCTGTGACTTAAAGATAAGTTCTCTTAGTTCTTCTGTAGTATGTCGTAGGAGCAATCCTGAGAAGGCTGGGTGGCCCATAAAGCGTAAAGGGTCAGCGAGCATTGCATATGACTTACCCCCACCTGCAGAGCCACCATATAGAACCTCACGTTCACCTGCAGCTAAGAAGTCTGTTTGTGGTCCAGCATTAGGTTTAAATATTACATTATGCTGTTCTTCTATAGGTGCTAATTCAGGTTCTACTATTTTAGCTGGTTTAGGCTGCGCTTGTTTCTTGGCTGTCGTTGTCTTGCGCTTTTGCCCCGATGCGGTTGCGTTCAATTTCTTCCGCTTTGGCGACTGCCTTTTTCGCATAGTCTGCCCATCTGCGTAGGCTTCCAGCTTTGTTTTTTCTTCTTCGCTCATTATCTAACCGTTTCTTTAATCCTACGTGAGATATGGTTCTGCCAGTGTTTCGGGTTAGCCAGTTGGCAACCTCACGATACGAGTACTGCTTTAAGTACTTCTTGGCTTTCACAAGCATATCAAGTTCGTTATCAATTGGCAAGAGTATTCCGTCATCTTCTGGATCTAATTCATATCCAAATGGTACTGTTCTTGCTACACGTGGAATAGGAACCCATTCATTGTCTTCTTGTAGGTCAGTCGGTTGTGGTAGTTTCCATTGTCCTAATGGCTTAGTCATCGTCATCCTGTGCTTGTTTAGCTGGCATTAACATAACGCCACCCTTAGCTTCTACCTGCATCTTCTCAGTTTTAACTAAACCAGTACGATCTAGTAATTCTTTAGCGGCAGACATTTTATCACGAATACCTAACTCAGTAGGATCATACAAAGCACTAACCATAGCCATTGCAGCTTTAGGTACGTTACGTGCTAAGTAGCTGTGTGTTACATCAATAATCTCTTCTTTAAGACTATTGGTTATTTCACGGTTAGGTGTATTGGGCGAATACCCAGCAAGTTTCTTAGCCATAGTAACATCGCCACCTGCCTCATCCATAAGTACATCTAAAAACTTTTGTTGACGTTCTGTTAATTCACGAGCCATATTACATCATTTCAAAATGTGGGGCATCAATAAAAGGTCTACGTCCTTGTGACCTACGGAGATCTACATATGCGTTCATTGCATCTTCTGCAGTACCAGCATACTCTCTAATGTCTCCTTCACTCCATGCAGCACCCCATTTAATTGCTACATCATTCTTTCTAGCGGCTTCAGCCATAGCATCACAGATGTCATCATAGACATTGAGTTCCCAAGAAATGTCTGAACCAAAGTATGCAACTAGATCTACAGCACGACCCTCAAGATGCTTAGACTTCATAGTCTGTGATCTACCAGATTCGTACAGTTTCTTTTGTTCTTCTAGTGTACGTAGTCCAAAGGTAACACCAAAGTCTACTTTTGTAATACCAATAGCGTCCTTTACGACTGCTACAATACCTTCGTCTACACCATCTAGTTTCTTTAAACTTCTACTGCTTAATTTAAATGCCATTACTTCTTCCCAAAAAACTTACTTACAGAACGAATACCAATGCTGGCACTGACAATTCCACCTAGTGAATACTGATACCATGCTGGCATAGTTTCCAATGCAGCAAAGCCAGCTTGTACTATACTGTTACCCCAATCACCACAGAACGCTAGAATTAGTGGTATTGAGAAGAGTAAAGTAATCCATTCATCTTTCCATGAGTTCTGAGTAGCATTAATAGCTGCTAGATCCCAGTCAATCTCACCAGTAGCTTGTTTTACTTTGATTTCAGCATTAGCTTTCTGTACTGCTACTTTACCATCAAGGTACGTAGTTGCTAGTCCACCTACTGCTCCTAAGATCTGACCAATCATTTCTCATGCCCCAGCCAAACGGCAAATGCACCAGTCATAGCACCAGTTACAGTGGCAGTAAGTGCTGTAGCCTGTGATGTCATATCACCAGAAGACAAAGACATAAACCAAAACAAAACTTCAATGTACATCCACGTCATTACTAACATCATTAGTCTTGGCATAATCTTCCAAGCTAACACACGTTCCATTGCTATAGTCATTTAAGTTCTCCTGAATCTTGAGGTTTTCTTTGCAATTTTCTTAGGCTGAGCCACAAACTGCTGACCTGCCTTCGTGCCTCTTCGTTTAGCTCTGGTTGTAGCGGCATACTCACTGCTGCTAAGAGACTTAATAGCCTTAGCAGGTAGATACCGCTCACCAGTTTTAGCACTAGGCTTCCCACTTTTAGTTCGCCAATCTTGCTTAGTCCATTTCTTTAAAGACTTTTGAGATTTAGAGAGAGCCACTACCTGTAGCCCCCACCTTTTGCTTTGTATTGTTTTGCGACCATTTGTGCCTTACGTGCGCTCCACTGTCCAGCTTTTCCACCTTTGCTGCCAGCCTTAACGGATGCAACAAGACGTTTGCGCATAGTAGGCTTAGTATAATTTCCTGCCGCATTAACCGTAGACTTTTTGCCTGATTTCGCCACGACTGATCCCCATGTCATGCAGTTCCTTATCACTTAGATTCATAAGAATCCAATAGTCGGCTCTGCGTTGCTGATTTTCTTGTAGTTTCTTAAACATACGTTTAAACATATTCTATCTCCTTTACAAATACAAAGGTAAGAAATACTTACCCTTATGGAGATAGTTATATCATACTTAGTTATAACATAGTATAGATAAGATTGCAACCCCGTTATGCATTAAGTGCGATTCGGGTCAAAGTACTCTTCTACAGAAACAAGTACTTCCATAGTGTTAGTAGTTTCACCGTACACTAAAATTTTATCGCCTGAGTGTAAGTTAAAGTATCCACCATTAACTAGGTTAGCTACAGAGTGTCCTGCCATACTAAGTCCATTAGCTATGTAATGGTACTCGTTATCGTCAGCATGGTAAAACTGAACAAACACTTTCTTAGTAGAAGTAGAACTGTTACTAATGTGTAGATACCTAGTAATGGCACTAAAGTTAGCAGGGCAAGTATACACAGCGGTAGCACTAGCATCTGCCGAAGTAGATGCAATAGTGTACCCTTGTGTGTGAAACTTTGACTTACTTAGATCAGGCATGTAGCTTCCTTATGCTATAATAAAATCTACGATCTGCCCATCAGGTGTACGTAGTTTGTTTGGATTAGGGTTGTATGCATACATCTGATTTACTAGCTTTAGGTCTTCTATTGGTGTATCAGGCGTAATTCGATTAGGTTCTTTTTTATCTGTTTGTTTCTCAACTGGTTCACCTACACCATTCTCAAACACAATATTTACATGTGTTTGAAATGGCATGTTGGGTAATGGTAAATGAGAAATAAGAGACATTACTTCTTTTTCTTAGTTGCCATGCCACCACGCATCATTTTCTTTTTGGGTGCCATACCGCCCCCACGCATCATGGTTTTCTTTTTAGCCATACCACCACCACGCATAGGTGTTTTCTTTTTCATTGCTCTAGGTTTCATTGCCATTGTTTCTGTCTCCGTTTTCTTCTATCTAACACGAGTGCTTCATACTCGTCTTTAGGATACACATCATAATATCCTAACTTTTCTAAACGTAAACTTGCGTCATCTACTTTACTTAAAGACTGAATAAACAACATAGCGTATTCATCTTCTATGTCAGACTCCCACTCATGCTCATACAAAAAGTCTAAGTCTGCATCTTCTGCACCGTAGTCAGGATGAAACTCCATTATGTGTAAATCTCTAGGTGTATAAAGATCATTTAAAAACATAGTAAACTCTTTAAGGTGTACTGGAGAAGGATAATAGTACGAAGCAACAATAACTAAGTCATACGTATTGTCAAAACTATTGGCTTGTGTAATGGCTTCAATACCAAGATGCTTAGTTTCTATTACATTTACTTTGTTTTGTTTCCAAGCTTGCTGTGCATACGGACATGCGGGTAGGCCACCTAAAGTGTCGTTAGGTACTTCTAATACTTTACGTGACCAATCCCGTATATCACTTTCTATGCTCACTAGCGGAACAAGCCACCCTTACGCATATCTACGTGACCCTTAGTAACTTTGCCACCACTCTTCATGTAGCCCATTTTGTTACGTACAGCAGTAGGCAGTTTCTTTAAGCCAGCTTGATCTGCGGCAGGTTTAGTGAGTCCACCACGTTTGTAGCCTCGTTTGGATTTAAATTTATCAGCTACTTTTTTACCTTCTTCTTCTTGCTTCTTAACGTAAGCTGCTAATTCAGCTTTAGTCATGTTACGAGGATCTTTTTTACCAGAAGGCTTGCTAGTTTCTGCTTTACGAGAGGGAAGGGCATCAGGCAACGTTATTTTCTTTTTACCCGTAGCACCTGCTTGTGCTTTACGAGAAGCTGCTACCGCCGCTGCTTTATCTGCCGCATCAACTTTCTTTTCGATAGCATCAAATTCTGCTTGTGTAATTTTATTAGCACGTAAATTTTTACCTGCTTCAACTAAAACATCTGCACGTTGCTTATCAGTAAAGGAACGATACACGCCCATAGATAACGGCTTATTGCCTGCTTGCGTTGTTATAGCTGACATGCTACCAGTAGCAGAAGAGCTTCGTTCTTTTTCTGACTGCCTACGTTTGTCAGGATCTTTAGGTAATTGACCTTTAGGTTTCTTCGCAGCAGCGTCTGCTTTTTTCATAGCATCAATTTGTTTATTTGCCAAAGCATTAATTTCTGCTAATGCATCCTTTTCAGCCTCGCCTTTAAGTTTAGGATTATCTAAAACTTTTTGACGAATCTCGCTCTTTACACTACGTACACCACCAGGTGTCTTAGGTTTCATTAATTTTTGTAGTAACGTTTTTATTCCAGCCATTGTTTGGTTTCCTTTACCATTTAACTTTATGCGACCAATATCTCGCACTTAGCTTACTAGGCTTAGAGTCTTGAGCATTGTGTCTTGCGTAATAACTCTTCTTACGAGCTTTGTCTTTTGCAGTTGTAGGACTCTTACCAGCACCCTTTACACCCTGCTGTCCGAATCTAATAAATTTATACGTGTCACCTTCTTTAGCCATTACGCAGTGTGACTTCTTAGGATGCTTAGGTGTCCTCTTAGGTTTGTTAACACCAGAGAGTCCTTCCTCTTTCATTTTAGTTTTAACTCTTTCAGGTACGCTCATCGGTCCATCCTTCTTCACGCATAGCCCACTCTACATGCTCTAACGTAAATTTACGACCGTAGTGGGCTTCCACTGCAGTCTTTACATAGAATACATCACTATGGGGAATATGTAAGTCTTCAAGATTACCATCTAATACGTGTCGGTAAAATTCTTCAAGAACATTATCTGTATATAGTTTTACTGATTTCTTTGCCATTGTCAATACTTTATTTGTACAAATATGAAAGTCCTCGCCTACAGCGATATTTCATTTACAAGTATACCTTCGGAGATATTCATTTAAGTGTATCACTGTACGTGTATACTTAAAGTATATTTATAGTTACTGTATATTTAAGAGATTAGTATATGTGATTGTAAGTGTGTACTGTACGTGTATCACTTATAGTGACCCTACCCTAACTAACATATATAGTTTTACACATTATATGATACATGTCAACCCCTAATCGTACTATTGTAACATTATGTGATATACTGAAACATTCCGTTACCTAGTGATAGCACGTACTGTGTTATAATATAACGTACCTACGAGTATGTAAACCACCTTCTGTGTATAGTGGTTAACAGTGCATTTTACTGATCTGTGTAGAAGTACATGTATATATAACGTATACCCCCCGCATGGCCCCTGCCCGCCCTCTCTCAACACGCAATTGCACGTATCATGCAACGTCATGACCTGTGTTGACAGCAATCAATGCCTCACCATCCACCGACATATCAAAGATATGAATGATATCAACAGCTTATTTGTCTACGACAACTGTTATGCAATCAGTTGCCATACTAAAGTATGAAAAAACACAGCACATTTTCACACCTTTGGTGTGTTGCAGTGCCGATGCTCATTATAACACCACCCACCATCTGTGATGGTCATGCGCATCATCACATAGCATATCCACGAGCCGCATGTAGCTCTGCCAATGGATCACCAACCGTCCAACATTGGACACTTCACATCTTTGATGTGGCAATTAAGCAACAGTTTCAGTGACCCAACCCAAACTTGGCTTGTGAGTTTAGCGCACGAACTTCACTACGTAGTTAGTGCTAACTACTACGTTGCAGTCATACGGGAAACGACAGGCGCAGAGGATCACGAGGCAACTTTTCTCTGGACAAACTCTATACTATCTTCTAATAGTTTTATAAGAGAATTATATCTCACTTCTTGTGAGAGATATAAGTTCTCTTTTATAAAACAGAAGATAGATAGGAAAACGAAAATGGCAAACTCAACAGCAACAACCGGTACTTCAATAGACGCTTTAGTGAAAGAGGGCAAAGCCCTTGGTTCAATTTGGCGTCAAGTGAACAGCCTCAAGCAAACCATCAAAGAGAATGGTTTTGATACAAGGTTGGGTAAATTGCTACAGCAATTGAAAGCGTCATCTACTGTAGACAGCGGTCAAATACCAACACATGTTCTTCGAACACATGGTATTCAGCAGATTGATCGTCGCCGTCGTTCAGAAGCTTTGTGGTTCGTTGAAAACGAAAAAGAGTGTCGTGAGTTTATTGCCAATGGCAATTTCAAAGGTTCATCACTGACAGCTTTACAAGCTGCAATGCGTAAAGCTGCTAAAGCAGATGACGCTGAAACCACCGAAGGTGAAGTGTCCAATGTTGGACAGTCTGAGCCTACTGAACAGCCAAAGGCTGATGCACCTAAGCCTCGTATCACTCACAAGGTGATGGTGAATACCATCCTTGCTCAAGCTGAACTCAATGGCTTGGATCTTGAAAAGATCATTGAAGATCTGATGGCTGCTGTTCCTTCACAGCAAGTGGCAGCATGAGGTACAAAGTACCTAACACCAAAGCCAGCGTTGAGCAATCACAGCTTGACGCTGCTATGGCACAGTTCTGCGAACTCGCAGACGATATGAACCGTCCAACATTGGACACTTTGATTGCTAACACATTAACTCCTAAAGAGTTAAAGAAACGTGAACCAACACTTATCTACGATAGTGGATGGAAGGATGCATCATGAATTACTCTGTAATTGTATTAAATGCTGATGGTGAAACCATCTTTGAAACCAAACCATATGATGGTGACTGTGAACTGGCTGGGAAAGCTATGGGCAGATGCGCTGACAGATGGGAAAAACGTGGCTACGAAGTAGAGTTTCGTGAAACAAAAGACGCTGCTGTGGATTTACATTTGCATGGGTGGCACAATGATTAAAATCATTCTCGCCATTGCTTGGTCTGTAATACTTGTATTACTTACCTATTTGACCATTGCTGTTGTGTCACTCAATGGTCACTTGCACATACTCATTGGCATTGCGGTTCCCGTTGCAATGTTGGGGTTTATCACAATTTGTGAAAGGCCGCTTGACAAGTAGTATTACATAGTTATATAAACACTTGATACTTTAGTGAAAGTGTTATATAACATATGTATAATACTAAAGATAACTGAAACCGTCCAATGTTGGACACTTTAAACGGAGTTTACTATGTTCTATCAAGATCTCTGCCAAACATACTCAGATGTATACAAAGACTTTCATGGTGTACGTCCACCATCAGGCCATAACATGTCCGTTGTAGAGTTGCTAGAGCAAATTGATATGTACCAAAAGTACATAGAAGAAGATCTAGCACAAGAACGTGCCATTGAGGATGCAAGCATCAATGCTTGTATGGATCATGGTGCTCCTGACATAGACACTGCCATGCGGTGGCTTGAACAAGCTAACATCCATGCTCAATGGGTGTAAGCAGATATAAGTACACTTGGAAGTTATATTTAACTTTCACTATACATAATCAATGGTGTGGAGATAGGCCGTCCAGTCTACAACCCAAGTGTATTTTTATCTGCTTAACTGAAACCGTCCAATGTTGGACACTTTTACGGAGTAACCGTTATGACTAAACCTGCAGTACACATTTCAACCATGACAGGCAAGCTGGATGGATTTCGTGCCATCAGCACAAACACTCGTACAAATACATATTGCCTTGAGCAACATGAACGTGCAGTAGAGCACAAGACTGACAATATTTGTGGTGATTGCTATAGCCATGCTATGCTCAAGGGCTATCGTAAAAACATGGCTCCTGCCTTACAACGTAACAGTGATTTGTTGGCTACCCGTCCATTGGAACCGTATGAAATACCACGCATTAATGATGCAGTATTTCGTTTCAATGCTCATGGTGAATTGATCAACATGCAGCATATGGAAAACCTTATGGCTATTGTCCTTGACAATCCTTGGTGCACATTCGCCCTATGGACGAAACGTGTGGACCTAGTATTCCGTTGGCTACGTAACAATGCCAAGCCATCCAATTTGAATTTGATTTACTCAAATCCTAAGAAGTCGCATATCATGTCAAAGCCACCAAAACATTTTGACAAGACGTTCAACAACGTGCTAGAACATGAGCATGTAGATCAACAAAACTGCACTGGGCAGAAGTGCAAAGACTGTCGTATCTGCTACACTATGAACGACATATTCACCATTGTAGAGAAGGTTAAAAAGTATTAATGAAGAAATCTGTAACATACCGAAACCCTGTGGCAAAGGCTATGTTGCAGGAGCGTAAATCACCACAAGTCGTGCCGCCTAAGAAAGGTGGCAAGGCTAAACGCAACCGAAGAAAGGACAATCTCAATGCGATACGAGATGCAAAACTTTATCAAGATGACTAAACGAAAACCGTCCAATGTTGGACAGTCTGGCGACAGACAAAAATCTACTCGTGATGAGTGGAAACGTGCTCGTAAAATTGCACGTCAAACTAAACTTAACCTTCGTAAAAAAGTAGCATAGGAGCTAACACAATGACAAATTCAAACGTAAATGCACCCGTAGTAAAAACGTATGCAGAGCATACGTTCCACATGAGCAAAGCACGTAAGTATACCTACAACTACGTGGTAATTGACGAAGTTATTCGTGAGCTTTGGGGCGAAATGACTATGGAAGAAATTGCAGAAGCAATGAATGAGTACCCCAACCGTATCAAATATCGTGTGAGAGTTCTCAAAGAGCTTGGTGTAATCAAAAACAAATACAACATGGAACGTGCCAACCTTATGCGGCAGCGTAAAGAGGCAGCTACATGGTTGAAAGAGATTGACGCAGAGCTTGCGAAAGTAGGCTAATGCTCTACCTATTGTTCACACCTTTCGCTGGCTACTTTGCTATGCTAATTACTATTGTAATCATGCACAGCGTAGGCTATGACGTGAGAGGTGTGGACACCTTCACTATCTGGTGTGTATACATTCAGATATACGTATACTTATTTGTGATAACAAAACTGAAAGGTAAAACCGATGAGAGTTGAAGTATACTTCAATCTACATAAGAAAACATTCTCTGTTCGTTCATGTGAGACAGGTAGAGTTATACATCACACTGACGAAATACACATTGTAAACCCTGAGTTTGTAGTGCGTCAGTCAGGGCGTAACCGTGTGCTCAGTGAGGGCAGGAAGAATGTTCATGCCTTTGTGCGAGGTAATTGCCCTTTTTACCGTCTTAATCCAAGGAACGCAACATTGGACACGATAACCTACAATCCATACAAGTATGTATCTTTTGTTGACAAGCAGACAGAAGAACCTGTATACGAAGCAAGTCGGGCATGGCTAACTGTGACCGACAAGATACCAACAATACAAGCAGAAGGAGTACAATATGACTAAGCTAAAAACAAAACTAACTCGTGACGAAGTACAGAAACTATGTGACTTGTACAACGCAATGGATAGCATCCTAGATGGCGCAGGTGAAACGTTTGACGTTAGCCTAAGTGATCTACATAGCTTGCGTAATGAGGCATGGAAGCTACGTGGCATGTTTGAGTTCAGAAGTCAGAAGCATGACGAAGATCCAAACAGACCTGCACACTGGATGCCGCAGGTATTACCTGACGATGATCGTGCATGGTATTACAATGCCGAGCATTAAGGCATACGAAATTGTCTTAGAGATTGATGGACAGGAGAGTTGTATCACACTTGATGATACCTTTCCTGCCATTGATAGCTGGGCAAGTGCTTGCAGCATGGCAGTCCTGATGGCAAAGCACATTCACCCCGACAAGGAAGTAGAGTTCGTATCATGTGCAGAATACGAAGCAGACGAGTATGCAGACATTGGTTATGTCTATGATGCACCAGTAGTATTGCAATAGGAGAAAGCAATGGCAGCTAAGATTAAACTAACTAAAACGATGCTTGATAAGAGCATCATTGACGCCAACAAAACTGTGCAAACTTTTTTGCTAGAGGACTTTGGTATGGACTATACCGACAAGTTTTTTACTGAAACAATCTTCAACGCTGAGAAAGATAAGTGGGAGCGTAACAAGTTCACTGTCACAGGTGAATACATTGATGGCACAGAAGCTGTCATCACATTCTATCGCAGCGGCAAGCGTGGTGATAGACGCATTAGCATCCAGAAGCTAAGGCAATATGCAGATGCAGGTAATGAAGTACGCCTCATCTCAGACAGCGAAAGCGATGGCGATGGTACACGTATATTCATATCAGTCTACACATCTGGATCAGAAACCGATGCCGCCTGATGATCCATGTGATGATTGGTCAGGTACACCTTTACCTAAGAGGAAAGACAAATGATTGAAGCAGCATTGATGTGCCTTGCACTTAACGTGTACTTTGAGGCACGTAACGACAGTATGGTTGGACAGTATGCCGTAGCACAGGTAGTCATGAACCGTGTGCAGTCCAGCAAGTTTCCCAATGACGTGTGCTCTGTGGTTAAGCAGTCACGTAATGACGGTACATGCCAGTTTAGTTGGTACTGTGACGGTAAAAGTGACAGGCCACGTGAGGCATATGCATGGGCTTATGCTCAGATGGTTGCAGCAGATACCTTGATAGGTCAGGGTATTGATGTGACAGACATTACACAAGGTGCAACGCACTATCATGCAAACTATGTACGTCCATATTGGGCTGACAAACTAGAGTACACTGTGACTTATGGGTCACACCTGTTCTACAAATAGCTAACGCCCCTTAGTAGGGTATTGTATAGCTTACATAACTATGGCACAGTTGCCGCATACTTAACACAAGGAGAAAATAGTATGGCTTTTGATTTTAATCACCCAGATATCGTACCTGATTACATGGACTTTGACGTAGCCTTTGAGCCAACCAAGGTGAAAGACAAGAAGTACGTCATCAATGCTTCATCAGGTGAATACCTTGGCGTAGTAGGTAACACGTTTACTTGTGCGTCACACGGTGACTTTTACCGTGGTGTCCTTGACACAGTGACAGAAGAACTGTCTGACCATGAGTTAGCAAATGCCAATACACATTGGCGTACTGCACGTAATGGTGCATGGGCTATGCTTGACATCACCCTGCCCAACATGAAGACTGTCATTGAGACAGACAAACACAGCACTGAGATTGGTAATCGTATCATATCATTACATGGTATTGACGGATCGTGCAGCAATCAGGTGTACTTTGGTGCCATTGATTTCTTTTGTACCAATGGAATGATTAGAGGGGAGTATGACAAAGTGCGTAAGAAAAACACATCTAACTTTACTATGGAAAGTTTCATCTATGAACTGACACGGGCACGTAAGGACTTCTACGAAGAAGCCAGCAAGATGCAAGTGTGGGCACAGACTGACCTCAAGTATGTAGATGTAAGCTCACTGCTTGACAGCATGATTGCATCTAAGCGTAAGTCTGAGAAGATGTACAGCTTGTACATGCAAGAGGCTTCACAACGTGGTCACAACAAGTGGGCACTGTATTCTGCCTTCACCAACTATGCCAGCTATGCTGATGAGCGCAATGGGTTCAACCTGCGTAACACTGGCAATGACACACAGGCTGTAAGCATGTGGTCACGTGAGCAAGAGGTATCTAAGTGGGTATCTGATGACAAGTTCATCACCTTGGAAGCGGCTTAATGCGTATGTCAAGTAATGATTGGTGGGAGTATCTCAAGTGGGCTTCTTCCCACCACCTTACGGAAACATTTCCAGATGCGGTTTTATCTGACTCAGAAACTGATGAGTATGAAATGCATGAGGAACGTTTAACATGGATAGATCTTCATGTTACAGAACGTAACGAAAACAGGGATAGAGATGATATTTTTGATGAGATACATGTGCTTGCTGTAAGCGCATATGAATTGGTAAAGGAAAAACTTAATGCCTAAACTACCACGCTATGTACAAGAACGAGCTTCACCCTCTGGGGTGATCTCATACCGCTTTAACCCGCCACAGAACCTTGTTGATGAGGGTGTGGTCAAACGTGAGGAATATGGTACAGACTTAAAACAAGTACGCAAGATTGTTCGTGATCACAATAAGGCGATTGATACGTGGCGTGAAGAACAATCACAGATTGTACGAATAAAGTCTAGCAGCAAGGTTACTGATCTCATTAACTATTACTATATGTCTAATGATTTCAATGCGTTACGTCATACAACTAAGGTTGACTACAGGTACTTTCTGACTGTGCTGCACCAGACTATGGGGTGGCGTAAGTATGAACACGTTACCTCTAAGGTTGCAAAGCAAGCATATGAAGAGTGGGTCAAACGTGGCATCAGTTTCGCTAATCATGCGGCAACATGTGCCAGTAGGGTGTACAACTACGCAATACAAATGGAGCATACCACGTACAATCCTTGGGCAAACATTAAGCGTAAGTCACCACAACAGCGTAAGGTAGTGTGGACACATGATGATGTTGTCAAGTTTCTTGACGTAGCATACAGTGACTTTGAGTATCGTAACATTGGCCTGATTGTTCAGATGGCATACGAGTGGTGCCAGCGACTAGGTGACATGCGTATGTTGACGTGGGATAACATTGACTTTCGTACTCAGAAGCTCACACTTGAGCAGAGTAAACGTAGGGCTGACGTAGAGCTACCAATATCAGAGGATCTATTGCACATGTTGAATGAACAGCGTACCGACTTTGGTTTTCAAGACTACGTTGCCCCACATCCTAGACCTACGGATGGTTCGTATAACCCCTATGCTATGGAGAGACTATCCAAAGTGGGTAGAAGGGTAATGCGTCTAGCTAAACTACCCGAAGAGTTACGTCTTATGGACTTACGTAGGACAGGTGTAACACAGATGGTGGATGCTGGTGTACCATTGCCCCAAGTTATGGCAGTGACAGGACACAATCATGTGTCTTCTGTGAAACCATATATGAAACATACTTACACAAGTGCAAATAGTGCCTTGACACAGAGAAACGTAAGTGTATCCTTGAGTGGAGCGAACAGCATAGAAAGTGATACAGCATGAATATGAATGATCTTATACGTGATTTAGAATTGTCTAATGGTCAAACTAAACGTATGACATGTCCATCATGTAATACTAAGAATACATTTACTATTACTAATAATATGGGTAAGATCATATGGAACTGTTACAAGGCTGGGTGCAGTGTGTCGGGTGGCACACGTACTCAACTGACTGCTGATGACATACGTAAGTCATTGGGTAGTGTTGCAGAAGAGACACATGTATCAACATTCTCAAAACCAGATTGGTTTGTACGTGATGATGCAAAGATCAGAGACTTCTGTGACCAGTGGGAGCTAGACCCACAAGATTTAGGCTTGTTGTATGACGTTAAGGAACATCGTGTGGTGTTCCCTGTTGTACACAATGGAGTTACAGTCGATGCCACAGGCAGATCACTGGGTAAACGTATACCTAAGTGGAAAAGATATGGTAAAAGTGACTTGCCATACGCTGCTGGACGTGGTAAAACGGCTGTAGTTGTTGAGGACTGCGTAAGTGCTGCTATTGTAGGTGATGGTGGTGTATATGTCGGGGTCGCAGTGTTGGGTACATCATTGTCCAATGGACACAAGAGGTACTTATCGCAGTTCTCAACAGCAATAATTGCGTTAGACCCCGATGCGTTACCCAAGACACTGCAGTTTGCAAGAGAACTACGTCAGTACGTGGACACTATCAAGATCCTGTACTTGCGTGACGATTTGAAATACCGTAACCCTACCGACTTTGAAAACCTTACAACACTAGGAGACTAACACATGGAATTATCATTGATACGTAGTCTGATGGACAAAGACTTCTATGACGAGCATCGTGGTGCACGTTGTCCAGACAGACTATTCAGTAAAGATGTACGCAAGATCAAGCAGTCTATTGACACTGCTATGGATCGCTATGAGCGTACAGTTACACCAGCAGAGATTGAGGCATTGTTCATGGCGAACAACCCTACTCTCACAACCGCACAGAAGACTGCCTACAGCCACCTGTTTGGGCAGGTAAGCAAGGAGCAGCCAATGGGCAGTGACGTAGCACAAGAGGTGCTGTCTAAGCTGTTCCAACAGGTAATCGGTGAAGACATTGCCAACCTTGGCTTTGATTATGTAAATGGTAGCAAGTCTACACTAGAGCCATTACGTCAGATGCTTGAGCAGTATGGAGATGACTTCACACCCAACCTACGTATTGATTGGGAAGACATTGACCTTGATACTATCCTTGCCATGACTGACCTTGAGTCACAGTGGACATTCAACATCCCTACGTTGACACGTAAAGTTGAGGGCATTAATGCCGGTCACTTGATTGAGGTAGGTGCACGTCCTAACACAGGCAAGACATCCTTTCATGCCTCACTTGTGGCTGGGCCTAACGGCTTTGCATGGCAGGGTGCCCGTGTTGTTGTGTTGTGTAACGAAGAAGGCTACCACCGTGTGGCTCATCGCTACATCACGGCAGCTACAGGCATGGACAAGTTTGAGATTGTTAAGAACAAACAGGAAGCCATGCGTGTCTTTGGTCAGATACGTGACAAGATCATGTTCAAGGATGCAACAGGACGTGACATGAACTGGGTGGAGTCTGTGTGCAAGTCATACAAACCTGACGTAGTTATCTTAGACATGGGCGACAAGTTTGCCCGTACCGCTGGCTTCTCACGTCCTGATGAGGCACTCAAGGCTAACGCCATACAAGCACGTCAGATTGCCAAGCAGCAAGAGTGTGCTGTGTTCTATATGTCTCAGCTATCTGCAGAGGCAGAAGGTAAGGTTGTACTCAACCAAGCCATGATGGAAGGCTCACGTACAGGTAAGGCAGCAGAAGCTGACCTTATGATTATGATCTCCAAGAACCCTACAGTTGAGGGTCAAGAGGAAGAAGACAACCAACGCCACATCAATGTGGTCAAAAACAAATTGTCTGGGTGGCACGGCATTGTTCACACAGATCTTGAATACAAGATAGCGAGGTACGTATCATGATGTATGAGGATACATTAGAGGCAGTGTGCACTACGTGTTCCACAAAGCTGACGATAGATAACTGGGCACAGTCTTGGCGTAACATTGGTAGAAAGCAATGCACCAGTTGTTCTAGAGATTACAACGTGTCCAGTAATCAAAATCGCATGTGGGTAAACGGTAAGTATATACCCCAATCACACCCCTTGTACAAGGCAGGTAGATATAAGTCCTTTGGTGACGCTGCATTTAGCTCCTTACAGAAAGACAAGCAGATCAGTGAGGGCTATGTGTACGCAATACAAAATACTGCATGGCCTGAGTGGGTGAAGATTGGTAAGGCTGTTGATGCAGAAGACAGGCTTAATGGATACCAGACAAGCTCACCCATGCGTGACTACACTCTGTTGTACTACAGATACTTTGATGATCGTAATACAGCAGAAAAGAAAGCGCATATCTTAGCTGCGACACAAACGACACACCCTTGGAACAAACATGACAACGGTGAATGGTTTAAGCTGACACAACAGCAAGCAATAGATATAATAAAGGAGATACAATGATACAAACATTTTACGTAGACCACATGGGTACAGACTTATCTGTAGCTAATGCAGCACGAGTAAGTTTTGGTAAGCGTAGTGAGATGGATACGAGTGACGTATGGGGGCCACCCAAGTTGAAAGACAAGGATGCCAAGCTCATACGTTACTTAGCCAAGCACAAGCACATCAGCCCATTTGGGCATTGCTTTGCCAGCTTCCACGTTAAGGCACCTGTGTTTGTTGCACGTCAGCTAGTCAAGCACAAGTTCCTACGTTGGAATGAAATCAGCCGTAGGTATGTAGACCATGAGCCTGAGTTCTATCAGCCTACAGAATGGCGTGGACGTAGTGCTGACAAGAAGCAGGGCAGTGAGGGTGTGGTTGACGTAGGTGATTGGGGCGATACAAACTGGGCCTGTCTTATTGCCTACAAGGATTTACTTAATCATGGTGTATGCCCTGAGCAAGCACGTATGGTACTGCCACAGTCTATGATGACTGAGTGGTACTGGTCAGGTAGCTTGGATGCATTTGCTGACATGTGTAATCTACGTTGTAAGCCTGACACACAGTACGAGACACAGGTTGTGGCTGGTCATATTGACACAGAGATGGCTAAGCTGTTCCCTGTATCATGGAAAGCATTAAGGGAGAATGAATGATGAGAGGTAACATTGACGGTGCAATCAAGGCGTCTGCTATTGTAGCTTTATTGATAGCTGCGCCACCCGTACTGATAGCTATGACATACGATGACTACCCAAAATATTGCAAGCTATCTATCCTGCTACCATGTGTAGGTGTAAGCAATGAATGAGATAAAAGTGACAGAGGTAGAAGAACACGAGGATGGCAGT